GATTATGGGAACCCCTATGGGTGAAATTGTCAAAAACCTCATGGATGAAGGTGCAAAACTAGGTGTTTCCTCACGGGGAATGGGTAGTTTAGATCAAAAAGGCGGTGCAAGTTATGTTCGGGATGATTTTTATCTCGCAACTGCTGCTGATATCGTTGCTGATCCTTCTGCACCAAATGCTTTCGTAGAAGGTATTATGGAAGGAAAAGAGTGGGTTTGGAATAATGGGGCCCTTCTTGAAGCAGAACTCGTTGGATTAAAACAAAAGTTTGATGTTAAAGAAAAACAAAGAGATGCAAGAGTAGAAGCCTTGGAATTTGCAAAATTCCTAAAGAAATTATAATTTATAAATATATGTTAACAGCAAGGTAAGGAGACACCAAATGTCGGAATTAGAACAAACAATTGAAGAACTTGAAGCGGAAGTTCTAGCTGAACTAGAAGAGGCTTCAAAACAGCCTACTGATGGTGCTGCCGCCGCTGAAAAGGGTGATAAAGTAGAGGGTGAATCAGAAGATACTGGCACCCCTGTCGTAGCCCCAGAACAAAAAGATGCGCCTGCTAAGAAAGTTGCTGCTAAAGCAAAAGAAATTAGTAGTGATGCACAACAAAAAGGTGAAGGCAAATCTGATAAACCCGAAAAATTAGCTGCTGGATTTGAAGCAGAGGGTGATGAGGTTATTGCAGAAGAACCTGTTGAAGATGAGGTATCGAGTGATACAATTGAAGATCGTATTAAAGATATTGATGTCACAGAAGACGTTGAAGCTTTGATGAGTTCGGATGATAATCTTTCAGAAGAATTTAAGACTAAGGCTGCGACAATTTTTGAGGCCGCAGTTAAGTCCAAATTACGTTCAGAGATTGAACGTATTCAAGAAGAAGTTTTGGAGGAGAAGGCAGAAGAATTAGATACCTTTAAATCTGAACTTACAGAAAAAGTAGATACATATCTCAACTACGTTGTAGAGGAATGGACGAAAGAGAATGAGTTGGCAATCGAGCGCGGTTTGAAGGGCGAAATTGCAGAAGACTTTATCTCTGGACTGAAACAGTTGTTTGAAGATCACTATATTGATGTTCCAGATGAAAAATATGACGTTCTGGAAGCACAATCTGAGAAGATTTCTGAACTGGAAGAAAAGGTTAACAGTGTTATGGAACAGAATGTTGTTCTTTCTACTGCTAAGTCTGGTCTAGTTCGTGAAAGGGTTATTTCTGAAGTTTCTGAAGAATTAGCCGATACCGAAATTGAAAAGTTCAAGAGCCTAACAGAAGACGTTGATTTTACGGATGAAGATTCTTTTCGTGAAAAATGCGAAACTTTGAAGGAAAGTTATTTCCCGAAAACTGTAGTTGAACAAAAATTTGATGATGAAGATGGTAGCACCGCACAGGACGTTGATACGACAGATGCTATGGCAGCATACTTGTCGGCAATCAGTCGTAATCAAAAGGCGAGTGCATAAAAACATTATATTAACAGATGTAAAATAAAGGAGAAACAAATGTTTCAAACAGAACATCTACAAGAAAAGTGGCAGCCAGTCCTAGAACACCCCGATCTTCCACGGATTGAGGATTCTTACAAGCGGGCAGTTACTACTCTCATCTTAGAGAACCAAGAAAAAGCAATGCGTGAGGATCGTGGTTTCCTTACAGAGACAGCGCCAGTCAACAGCATGGGTGGTGGGCAGATGGATACATGGGACCCAATTTTGATCTCATTAGTTCGTCGTGCGATGCCTAACTTGATTGCATATGACGTTTGTGGTGTGCAGCCAATGACAGGCCCAACGGGCTTGATCTTTGCGATGCGTTCCTCGCTCGCCTCTCAAGATGGTGCAGAAGCCCTCGTTGATGAAGCATTTCCTGATACATCCAACCAAAATGCTGCCGGTACAATCGGTGGTGGAGATGTTGGTGCCACAGAAACTAATCCTGCTGTTCTTAATGACAGTCCTTCCGCTGGTACTTATGTAAGTGCCACTGGTATGACAACTTCTCAGGGTGAAGCGCTTGGCGATAGTGCGAATAACTCTTTTGCTCAGATGGCTTTCAGTATTGAAAAGTCTACGGTTACGGCCGTTTCCCGTGCGCTCAAAGCTGAGTACACAATGGAACTTGCACAGGACTTGAAGGCAATCCACGGTTTGGATGCCGAAACAGAACTCAGCAACATTCTTTCTTCGGAAATCCTTGCTGAAATCAACCGCGAAGTTATTCGCTCGTTGTATGTTACTGCTGTTAAGGGTGCTCAGGTTAACACAACTACTGCTGGTATCTTCGACTTGGATACAGACTCCAATGGTCGTTGGTCGGTTGAAAAATTCAAAGGTCTTATGTTCGCTATTGAACGTGATGCCAATGCTATTGGTCAACAGACTCGCCGTGGTAAAGGTAACATGGTCATCTGCTCCGCTGATGTTGCATCTGCACTTCAGATGGCTGGTGTTCTTGATTACACGCCTGCGCTTAACAACAACCTTAATGTTGATGATTCGTCTACCACATTTGCTGGTGTGATGAATGGTCGTTACAAGGTTTATGTTGATCCTTATTCTGCCAATGTTGCTGCTTCGCAGTACTATGTTGTTGGTTATAAGGGCACTTCGCCTTACGACGCTGGTTTCTTCTACTGCCCATACGTTCCTCTTCAGATGGTTCGTGCGGTAGGTGAGAATTCCTTCCAGCCTAAGATTGGTTTCAAGACTCGTTATGGTCTTGCTGCTAACCCATTCGCTGCTGCGGGTGCGGTTGCTGCCGCTGACACGGTTAACGCCGATGCTTCACTGGATGCCAATACCAATGCTTGGTATCGTCGGGTTAAAGTTACTAACCTTATGTAAAATAAGGGTCTTAACAGACTTAGGGGGAACTTTCGGGTTACCCCTTTTTTTGTTATAAATAGATACATGGCAACATCACAATCACCACTCGCAAGACAACCAGACCAGTTAGACTATGCAAGTCCAACTCAGTTTCGTTTTGGTATTCAACAATTACCAAAGGTAGAGTTTTTCACGATCAATGCAAACTTGCCCGGTATTGAGGGCGCATCTGTAGATTTTGCAAACCCATTTCTAAACATTCCAATTATGGGTGATAAACTTACATATAGTGATCTTACTATCACATTTATAGTAGATGAGTTTCTAGAAAATTATCAGACCCTACACAATTGGCTTACAGGTTATGGTTTCCCATCAAATAGGGCTGAGTTTAGAACACACAGAGATGTTACATCAAACACTCCGGCCGGGGGCGCAGAACCGCCGGTTGACCTTATTAGTAATATAACTCCTGATAAGGCAATGTACTCAGATGCATTTCTTATGATTTTATCAAATAAAAATAATCCAATTCTAAACGTAAATTTTCAGAACGTATTTCCAATTTCACTCAGCGGATTAGATTATACGCAGGGTGCAACAGATGTTGATTATTTAACTGCTGATGTAACATTCAAATATCAAATCTATAAATTTGAGAGTGTTTAATAAAAAAAGGAGACTATTATGGCAACTGTTGCAACAATCACATGGGTTAGGCCTAACACAGGAGTTGATTGGCATGTTCCATCAAATACACACAAGGCATATATTAAAACTAACTTTCGTGATAATGGTAAACTATCCACATCTACTACCACTAGTGGTGATGGATTAAACAAAACTAGTGTCTCTACATTCACAAATGATACAATAAGAGAGGAGTGGAAAGCAGATAGTAAAGTACAGGAACATCTAAGTGCCCGAGATACATATTGTACTAATAACTCTATTTCTAAAAGTTTTTCTATGAGTTCATAAACATTATATATAGTAGTGAGCAGATTTGGTAAGCTTTAACAGTTAATCAAATCTTCAGACTTAATTTCTGATGACAACTCGTTCGAACTCATCAGGGTCAATATATCAAAGAGAGAAACCAAACTGCTCACTTTTTTTATTATGAGGTAATTATGGATTTAGAAGTACTAAAGAAAACTGCAAGAGAAGACCTTCCTATAACTGATCT